AACTTTTTGATGTGCATGTTCATGTTTCGAGTTACTAATTCACTCCAGTTTTCTCGACGCTGCAAGTCATCAATAAACTTTGCATATTTCATGTGGACAGTGATGTCCGATAAGATTGATTTTTCCAAATCCATAGTTTTTCTCCTGTAATTTCTATAATAATTTTTTTCTTCTTCTGTGTAGACCGAACTAATATCCATCTCTACCTCACTTTGCTAACTGTTGAGCATATTTTTCTTTGAGCACACTCAAAGCATCTGATGTTGATTGCATTTTCTCAGCATTTTCATCTCGATCCAAAATCTTGATTGTAACATCGGTCCAATCAACAAAAGCATCAAACACAAGACCATCAGGTCCATTACGATTCTTTGCAATAAACAAACGGCCTTTATTCGCTTGTTTATCTTGAACTGTTCTCGACAAAGAGAAGATAAAGTCCGCTACGAAACATTTGTTGAACGCTTCCGAGATTGCTTCCATTGTGATGACTTCTGCGTTGAGTCCTCCCCTGTTGGTTTGGGAAGCGGTCCAAACGGGAATTTCATAGGTTTGAGCAAGTCCTCGAAGGCCTTCGTAAGTTTCTTCCAATTCATGTCTTTTTTCTCCAGTATTTCTTGGTGGTCTCAACAAGTCAGCATAATCAACTAAAACCATGTCGGGTTCAATTCCTCTTTTGCGAAGTTTCTCGATGTGATTTTTGATTGTTTGGACAGAGGCTGACTTTGTTGGATATTCTTTGATAATCAATGTTCCGGGAACATCTTTTACTTTGTCAATAATGTCTTTTTTGCGACTCATGTGGTCTTGCAAAGGAACATCAGTAATACAACAGTCAAAGCGTTGTCCCACAACAGTGTCTTTAAGCTCCAAGGTATAGTATACAACAGTTTTTCCTTTCATAAGAGCCTCAGTAGCTAAGTGAACCATTACCATTGATTTTCCAGCCCCTGTTGGAGCGATAACTACACCTAATTCGGAGGAACCTAAACCGCCTTTACAGATTTCGTCCATTCGAGGCCAACCGGTTGTGATTGGATTACGAGCGACCAACTCAAATCTTTTCAAGAGGTCTTTACGGAAATCATGACCAAAGTTATTGTCTGTTCCAAGAACCAATGCTTTTTTGATTACATTTTCGATCTCGTCAAAAGAAGAAGTGTTCAAAAGCTTTGCTGATTTCAACATTGCTTCTTTCAGTGCTTGTTTGCGGCAAAAGTCAATTGCTTTGTCTTTTACGTATTGCGCTTCTTCAACTCCGTCTGAGGTGTGAATACGAGCATAGAAGTTTCTTACCAAATCAGCAGTGGCTTTGTCATGATGATTCAATTCTGTTCTCAGCAAAGTCATCATTAGCTCTCCATTTGGATGAGTATTGTACTTCTCACGATAGTTCATCAAAGTTTGAGCGAATACTTGTAAGTATTTCTTCTCAAAGAAGTTGATGTCCAACACCTCGGTGATTTGATCGTAAAATGGTCTGTCTTCCAACATAAGTTGGCAGATTTGTTCTTGGAAATTCTTTCCAAATCTTGAAAAGGTTTGTTTTTGTGTAAATTCGTTCATGTGTCCTCCATGTTTTTAGGTATAGCTAAATATAACCTGTTTTGATTCTTATGTCAAGTCAAAATTATTATTTTTTTTAGTTTAAAGCCAGCCACATTGACTGGCTACATATTCTGCGGTTTGTACAGCTTCAGATAAATTGTTACATTTATGTATTTTTTCATAACCTAGAACATTGACGCTCCAGATTGAATTATGTTGGAAAAGATGGATAACGAGTTTGTCGTCAAAAAAGAATTTAAGCTCATTATCCGAATTTTCAAGCCTCCATCTTTCATCCATTGTTCCTCCTATCTTTTTATATTGCGAAAAACTTGTTGCAAATCGTTAAAGTTAAGTTGTCCAGCGTCATCGTCAAATAACATCTGAGTAAATTTTATTTTGTCAAAATATGGCTCAAATTCTTTTATTGACTTGTCAATCATAGCACGATTGATTGGTCTAATGTTAGGATAGTAGAGCTGCATGATCTTGAAGTTGTCTGTAATTAGTTGTTGATTAGCTTCAATGTTCTGATGAATCTTTAATTTCTTTCCTTGCATAGCACAATCTCTAATAATGTCTGCTGTATCATAAACATCTTCTCGAATAAGGTAAGGAAACCTCTTTGCGATTGTTTTTAGTCCTGCTCCTTGGATTCCGGGCAAGTTATCGCTAGCGTCTCCGGCCATTGCTCTTGCTAAAGCAAAGTTTTTGGGATGAATTGAGAATTCCTCCAAGACCTTATCTTTCGTCATCAATGTTTTTTGAATTGGTCGATAGATTTGAACCTCTTCGTTGCAAAGTTGAAAGAAGTCCTTATCTGATGAGATAATTGTTTTCTTCCAGCCTTTGTAGTAATCGCTTTGACAAACATGGGCAATGATGTCGTCTGCTTCTGTATAATCTGCGATAAGTTGAATGACGGGCATTTGGTTCAAATACTCCATCAATCTTATTTGTTGGTAGCCTTTATTAGCTTCTTCTTTGTCCTCGGGCAATTCAACCATTCTTCGATTGAATCTCACAGGTTTTCGTCCACCTTTGTAGTCTTTGTTCATAGAACGCTTTCTTTGAGAGCCTTCATGCCCATCCCAGGCCACAATTATCTCTTCAGCGTTGAAATCCCTAGCTACCTTTTGAAGGCTCTTTAAAAAGCCAATGGTGCCGCCTACAGGCATACCTTTTTTGTCTAAATGAGGGCTAATCACATAGCTTCTCAAAAACATGTTTAGTGCGTCAATAATAATAACATTTTTCATTTATCCTCCAGTATTTGTTAGTATTAATAATATAACACATCAAGAAGGATTTGTCAAGTAAATTTATCCAATTCTTCGGAAAATTACATCTGGTTTGCCATTAGAGTATCGAACCGCTGCTTCATAAGGACTAAAAGTTTTTCTAAATCCTTCTGTCATGATTGTAATTTCTTCTTTATTTTGTTGGATGTTTCCTTTATCAATGCCCTCTTCTTTGAGGGCGGTAGCATAAGCGGATAATTTTGGATTGAAAATGTCTACTGGTTGATACTTCCACTTTGAAGGTGCCAAGTCAGGATCAAATGTATACATCTCATAAATTTTAGTCAAACCAATACTTCTGTAATAGCCAGAAAGACCTCCGTCAAAGTGGTCTCCGGACACTCCACCTAGATGCTCCATGCAATAGCCCATGAGAGTTCTTAGAACCCCTCTATTAGAACCATTGTTCCAGCCAGCGCCCATGTGCCCTTCTTGAGTATTTGCAACTCCAGTCATTTTGTCTTTTGTGAGAAGCAACCATTGGTTTCTAAAATCTTCGAGATTCCAATCGCTTAAGAATTCAGCATGTGGATTTGCAGATAATCCTTCAAAGAATTCATTTAGAAGTTGTTCATCAGGATTGTTTGGATCATAGATATCAAATTCAGGAGTGGCTCCCTCTTCTTCGTTCAAAGACATATCGGACATCAAGTTGTAGGTATTAAAAGCGGCCATACCATACTGCTTGCTTGAAAGACCAGTGTCAACATCAAAATCCATACCAGCAGGCATTTTGAACTCATTCATTGTCTCGAGAATCAAGCTTCTAAGTTTTTGTGGGGTCAATCTCATTATTCTTTCTCCAAATCACCATCTGGTGTAATTCTGTATCCTCTTACTCTACCAATGTTGATAGGGTCAAAATCAGGCATTAGGGCGATCTTCAGTGGCCCATTTTCACCATAATGATAGAAATAGCATAGTTGACCCACCAAGACAACATAAAGGAAAGGAATGGCATCCTTGGAGACCATCTTCAATTGATTTTGATAAGATTTTACTTCTCCCATGAAAGAGAAAGGATTATAAGAACCTTTTTCATGTCCTCGAGCATTCAAGTGTCCGAAATAGTCATGAACTGCTCTGTTCTTAAGATTGATATCCATTTTTTCCGGATCATCTGTTTGAATATATTGTCTCGAAACTTTGAAGTCGCCTGTATTCTTTACGGCTTGAGACATGTGTTTTGCACTTCTGTAAGGTTGGTCGTCAACAAACGAAACATTATATGTCTTATCTACCTTTGGATAAAGCTTCAAAATGTGTTCCGCAAAAGCATCATAGGACTTCATTGCTGCTTCTTCCTCAAATGGCATGCGATCATATTCTTCGGCTGCCAATTGAATGTATTTGTCCCAGCCATGAAGCTCTTCTCCGGCAGCAACAGCTTTTGCTCCATCTCCGGGCTTCTTCATTTGTCTAGGTCTCAAAGAGCCAGCACCAGCATTTTGACCAGGCATTCTTGTTGATTTAGTTACCGCCCATCCTTCATCAAGAACTTCATTGATGAGTTGCTTTAGTTTATTCTCAGTAAGTTTCATTTATATTCTCCAATAACCTTATAAATAGTCACTCATTAACGAAAAAAAGCCCCAAGGTAAAACCAAGGGGCTAAAAGGAGGTACATCATGAAACTAACAGCTTTACAGTAATTAGTCCTCAGAATCTATATTTACATTTTTACCTTCAGAATCAAACTTTTTGATGATTTCTTCGTCCATAATGTCTAAAACAGCTTGTCTAAACTCAGGTTCTTGAAGCTTATCTAACCAAGATTTGGACTGAAATTTGAATTCCTTGCCATCCTTTGAGACAACCTTTGACCAAGTACCAGATGAGAACCTGTCGGAACCAGAAAGCTTCAGAGCTTCTAACCACGACTCTTCATCTTGGATTCCAACTTCATCGGCCCACATAATTTTGAAGCCACAAGTTCGACCTTCAGAACCGAAGCGAGATTTTTCAACCTTTACCTTTACTTCGGAACCTACTCGGAGACCAGAGTCATCAACAACATAAGATGCTTTTGCTTTTCGTTTAGTTAGCCAAATTCTCAAAGAACAGAAGTATTCAATTGCTTTACCGCCGGGAGCGATATAAGGCGTCGTCATTGCTTCTGCAACATTTGAGGTAATGTTTGTTTTTAACTGATTGATGAGCAAAAGAGTACATTGTTGATTTGCCAATGGGATAGTAAGCTTAGGGAATGCTTTAGAAAAGATTCTCGGCTTTACTGCCATTGTGCTCTGAGGATTGAAATCGCTTTCAATTTCTTTCTCTGAAGAAGTTGCTGCGATTGAATCCCAAATGAAGAAAAACTGAGTGTCAGGATATCGACCCATCAAATCTTCAATTGTCTCCAAAGTTTTCTCAACCGAAACTGCTTGAACATACATAAAGTCATCTTCAACATTGATTCCACACTTTCCTAAGAAATCAGGATCAATAGCAGATTCGGCATCAAAATAAACGACAACATGACCTAACTTTTGAGCCTCAGCAGCAATCTGGCAAGCCATAAAAGACTTACCAGCACTACTAAGACCAGCGAGTTCAGTAATCTTTCCAACGGGGATTCCCGCCATTTTTCCTCGACAGATGATTGAATCAAGCCATCGAGAACCGGTCGGGATCCATTGCTTTACAGTTGTTGGATTATCTTCTCGGAGGTCATGAGCCACGTCAAGACCAACCTTTTTATTAATAAATGTTTTCATTTCTGAAATGTTAATCTTGCCGGCTTTTGTCATTAGCTATTTTCTCCTTCGTCTTCACAAACTCCCAATTGTTCATTTGTTTTGAAGGTTGCATCCTCCGTGGTCTCAGAGGAACCAGTATCTTGAGGATCCTCAGAAGAGGGCTCAGATGTTTCTTCAGAAGCAGGTTGAGTTTCTTCAACTTGTTCTGTTGCTGGTGAAGTATCAGTTTCTTCTTTCTCTCCACAAGCTAAAAATAATGTTAATAACAATGTCATTTTTTCTCCTATATTTTTTTCATTGTAAAAGGCATCTGTAAACCCATGCCTTCCTGCGGTGTCATATTAGTCTAGACTGTTTTCAAAAAGAACAGAAAATTCCTTAAGAAAGTCTTTGATTTCTCTAGTATCGTTCCTATTACAGATATATAAACTTTCAATCATTTTGATTAGCAAGTTTCGATCTTCTTTTGTCATTTTTGTCAATTTATTGAATAGCTGTGATTCTTTATTGAAGATGATGCTTTCGCCATCCTCCTTAAAGGGAGCTGCCTCATAAGTTCCAATAAATTGCTCTAGACCAACTCTGAAGTCATATTTTGTTCCTTTACTAGAG